TTACCCCTTGTTGAATAGTCATGGTGACTTGATACACAAAATTGTGAAAATCGCCAGCAGCGCTCTCAGTATTGCAGCCAATTCCCTGCGTCTTTGCTACAGCAGTGAGGGTATACGCTCCCTGATGAAAATCACAGGAACCACTTTTGACACTATTTTGTCCTGTATCCCAGCTATAGGTTTGCCCATTATTCGCAAAAAGATCAATGGGCGTGCCTATAACAGGAGGAATGGTAGGTGCTGTAGTGGGATGAGGTGTTGCCGGAGGCAGAGTAGAAAGAGCCGTGGGTGCTGTCTCACTACTGCGGTGTGAATAGAAGTAATTATAGCCGCCAAGTCCTAAAGAGGCCAGCAATAACAGAGTGCCAATGAGTTGCAAGCCAATCTCTTTACTTTTCAGGATGAAAGTAAATGCATTCTTATTTATTTGCAAAATTGAGAGTGGAACAGCAACGAGTGCCAGCAAAAAAGCCATAAGCGCTGTGATCAGGTCTACTTTGGCAACAATGCCAATTACTCCAGCAATCAGGGAAGCTGCAAAGAGGAGAATACCAAACCACTGTAAGAGAAGGACGCTTTTTCTCACAGGAGGAGGTGCCATAGTGTGCTCCTTATCTATAGGGGCCGCACCTACACCAAAAAAGATGCTTGCATCTTCAGAATGCCTTTGTAGACGCATTGAGAAGGGTAAGGGACATATTTGCCAGAAAAAGCCCTATCAACATACGTCTCACGCAGCGCGCCCTCAGATTTGCTTCTCCTTGGCAAAGGTTTTGTGATGAACATTTCTTTTCTAGTGCTTGTACGAAATATTTGTGCACTCTGTTGCATTTTTACCAAAAGGTCCGGTGGAACGTCCTTCTTGTATGCGCAATACCAAGACAAAAGAAAGAAATGAGGAAAAAAGAATGCATGCATGTTGTTATCGAGTTGTTGGAGCTCTGATCTGGCAGGGAGACCGGCTACTCATGTTTGAACGTAATACGCCTCCAAAGGGCATAGCCTGTCCGGCTGGACATATGGATACTGCACTCTCACCGTATGCAGCCATGTGTAAAGAAGTGTATGAAGAGGTAGGGCTCACAGTCACCAGTGCTAAGCTGCTTTTACATCCGATTCATCTGTTGCCACCGTGTCGCCGCCAACAGGCAGCACAAGAGAATTATGGACATCTCTGGTTTGTCTATCAGGCAGAGGTGGAGGACTATGAAGTGAAACATAGTGAGCGAGAAGCCAAAAACCCACAGTGGTACACCGTAGAGGAAATACGTGAGCTTGCTCGTGCTGGTCGCCTTGAGGCTGATTGGGTCAGCATCTTTACCAAACTCTTCTTGCTCTGAAAATAACAAGAAAAAAGTCTTGTCCTTCTCCTTTTTCTGGTCTATACTTGCAAGAAAAAGGAGAAGTTCTGTGACGCTTATCTCTATCTCTTTAAGCATAACCTCTTTCAAGTATCATGAGATCACCATACGCTGCGATGCCTCAATGACGCTGACGCAACAGGAATATATTCGCCGCGCCTTTGGCGTCTATCATTTACTTGCGGGGCCACTGCATGATCTTAAAACATATCAGGCAAGAGTGCTGCATGCAACGAGTCAAGACCTTTGCCCCATAGAACTACTTTCATTTTCTCCTAGCACAAAAGTAGTGGCACTTTTTGGACAAAGAATGCCTCTCTTTGACGGCTTTGTGTATAAAAATATTCGTGCAAGTACGATGGATTTGACGGTTTCCTTCCCCTCTCAGGTAAAGCAACCACTCAATGAAGCAAAGCGCTGGTTGCAGGCAAAGAGCCGTGGAGAGGTCTTGCTTGCAGCGTGTAATTTGGCACTCTATCTTTCAGATCTCAAGCAGGAATATTCAACACTCATTATTCGAGAGCGTGCTACAAATACACTGGTGAGTGCAGTACACCTGGATTCGCTGCTCAGTTTTCCACTTGAAAGTTACTTATAGAAAGAAAAAAAGAATGAATTTTAAAAGTTCTGCTACGCATATGCACGTCACATCGCAAAAATATCAAGAAATAAATTTGGCCTCAGTCTCAAGAGCAAATGGTATTTTTACTCCAGAAGAGTATATTCGGCGTGCCTTTGGTACCTATCATTTCTTCGCAGGGCCACTGCAAGACTCTGACAGCTACATTGGACGATTGTATCATGCCAGAAGTGGGACAGGTTATCCACTTGAGATGATGATATATGGCAATGATAAAAGAGTATTGATTTTTCGAGATCACGTCATGGATCTTTTAGAGGGAGAGGCAGGCAAGATTGGTGCAGGCAATATACAAGTGCCTGTTTCTTTGCCGAAAGGAGCAAGGCAGCTTTTAAGTAAGGAGCAAAATTGGCTGGAGGTCAATAGTTATGGAGAGGTATTGCTTGCAGCCTGCAACTTTGTGTACTATCTTACGCTCTTTAAAGATGATTACACTGCCCTTACCATTCAAGATAAATTGCTTGGAAGAATCTGGTATGCAATGCGCCTGGACTCGCTCTTCACGTTGTCGCTTAATGAGTATGTATAGAGAAGAAGGAATCAATGGCACGTAAAACAGGAGTGTTTCACATTGACCTCTATACCACACAACTCAAACGCCAGGAGATAGCACTGCTAGCAGGAACCTATCAGATTACCATTGGTGAACTGATACGCCGCTCCTTGACGCTCTACCGGTTGCTGGCAGCACCCTTGCAAGCAGAGACGTATCGTGGTGGCCTGCGTAGCAATCTGAGCATGATTACCTTTCCATTAGTACTCAAGAAGATGCCAAGCGAGATTCATGTGGCCTCTTTTCGTGGTGCTCAGGGTGTGCTCTTAAATGGAGAAATGCAGGCAAAAAGGCATGGAGGTGTGCACATTGATATTGTCTTTACCGAGAACGCCAAGCAAGACATTGATGAAGAGAAGCCCTGGTTAGGGGTGGACACCCGTGGAAAAGTCTTGCTCGCTGCCTTTAATTTTGCTCAGTTTTTGCGCTCCCATGCCCATGATTATGACATTTTGAAAATCGAAGAAGAGTACAGTGGAGAAACCGTAACGCTGCTTCGCATGGATTCTCTGCTCTCTTTTTCTGAATATTCATAGAAGAAATGCTTGTCTTTTCTCCTGCATTAGGGTATACTTAGGGTAAGAAAGAAATATTCAAGGAGAAAAGAAGCATGAAATTACAACACAAAAATACTCAAAAACACATTTTTATCTCGAAAGCAAAATTCGAGCGAGACGGCTATCGTATGGGCAAGACCTTGCGTCACGGTCATCCTGGTCTCAATGAGCGCCAAGCACGCATCATTGCGGCAGCACTCACTGCAAATTACATCAAAGGTGTTGATCCGCGCTTCCACTGCAACGGTGGACATAAGTTGGGCTTCTTCCTGGGTGTGCTGCTCGGATACGGCTATTACGTGTAACCACTATGCCGCTTTACCGTTTTCACGGTAGAACGGTTTTTTTATTGAAGAAGATTTTCAAGAAAGAAGAAAAAGAATAATGTCAAAAAGGATTGATATGATTCAGTGGTGTCTGAGCAATGCGCCTAAAGGCACACGCATCCTCTCAGTGGCTCACGCCCCACAAAAAGATACCTACACGGTCATCCTGGTGCGCCTCTTTAACGGCGAGGTCTACTATACTGAAATGAACAGCATTTTAGCTGCAATGGGTATTGGACAACTCAATGCAGTAGGGCAGCTCTTTTACGTGTGTAGTGGCGATAGTGCTTCTTCTCTTGCAAGAGAGCTTGGCACCGCCGTCTGGAATGATGAAAATGCTTATCAGTCGCATCAGGTATAGGAGAGGATCGTCAGGAACCCCATAGCTGAAAGCTAGGGGCTTGCAAAAGCTCGCCTGACCAGACTCAGATGAAAATCTACGTTAGAAACGAAATAGGTACGATAGGATGCGAGGCCAGTCTTATCCGCTACGGTTGCAGTTTAAACATCCTTACAAGGGTTACGGAAGTGATTGCAACGTTAAACCGTTTTATAACATTGTCGAGGCCAACGTTACCTACGAAAGTAGAGGCTCTTTATGAGCAATGTGTTTGTGTTAGATACCAAGAAACGAATATTAAATCCTGTGCATCCAGGTGAAGCAAGACGATTGCTTTCAGCAGGACAAGCTGCGGTATTCAAAAGATACCCATTTACGATTATTCTGAAGAAAGAACTAGTCAATCCTGAAATACAACCACTGAGAATAAAGCTTGATCCTGGTTCAAAGACGACAGGAATAGCCATTGTTGAAGATGCTTCTGGGAAAGTTGTTTTTGCGGCTGAACTTTCTCATAGAGGGGAAACTATTCATAACTCACTTCTTACTAGGAAAGCGATACGTCACTTGAGAAGAGCGAGAAAAACGAGATATCGTCAGCCGCGTTTTCTTAATCGCAAGAATAAGAAGAAAGGATGGATTGCTCCAAGCTCAGAAAGTAGAGTGCAGAATATTCTGACGTGGGTACAAAGACTATCTAAGCTCTGTAGCATTCAAGCGATTTCGCAAGAGTTAGTGCGTTTTGATTTGCAGAAGATGGAACATCCAGAGATATCGGGAATCGAGTATCAGCAAGGAACGCTTGAGGGGTATGAAGTCAGAGAATATCTTTTAAATAAGTGGAATCGCCAATGTGCGTATTGCGGAAAGAAAGATGTGCCACTACAGGTGGAGCATATTCATCCAAGATCGAAAGGTGGTACGGATCGTATAAGTAATCTCTGTCTTGCTTGTGAACCATGTAATATTGCAAAAGATACATTGGATATCAAAGTTTTCCTTGCAAAGAAACCAGAACTATTGAAGCGTCTTCTGGCACAAGCAAAAGCACCATTAAAGGATGCTACTGCGGTCAATTCTACGAGATGGGCATTGTTTGAGAGGCTTAAAGCGTTGGGCTTGCCCGTTGAATGTGGCTCAGGCGGGTTAACGAAGTACAATCGTGTGACACGCAATCTTGAAAAAGCACATTGGTTGGATGCTACTTGCGTGGGGAAAAGTACACCTGAAGTAATACAGATTACAGGAGTCGAACCGTTGTTGATTAAGGCAATGGGAACGGGGAGACGACAAATGTGTGTTACAGATAAGTATGGCTTTCCAAAGCAGCACAAAGAGCGCTGTAAATCATTTCTTGGCTATCAAACGGGAGATATTGTGAAAGCAGTAACGCCCAAGGGAACTATTACCGGACGTATTATGATTCGCCATCGTCCATCATTTCGTGTTGGAAAAGCCGATATTCATCCAAAGTATATGAAAAGAGTACAAAGGGCAGATGGTTATAGCTATGAGAAAGGAGTCGTGATGCTTCCTCCCCATATCTGAATGTCAGGGGTACCCGCACCACGGATTTTAAGATGGCAACCACTGAAAAAAGTGCAGAACTGTATCGTATCTTTCTTGAGTCACAGCAGCAAATCAAGCGTGCAGAGGCCGCACTTGAGGCACTGAAAAAGGCACATGATCGTATTGCAAGGCGCGCAAGTGGTTCTTTGAAATCACTACCACGCGAAGAGCGGTTGCGTTATCGCACCATTGCTCTTGGGCCACTAGAGGAATTGCTTGATGAACAGCGTGATCTGCTTGCAAACTTGCGAAAAGATTCTGATATCGCCTGGGACAACTATGAGCAAGAACACCTTCGATAAGTATCTGACGAAAAGACTGCTTGCTCTCACACAAGAGGGCAGGAAAACACCAGTAAGGAGAATACCAATGGATTTCACACAAGAAAAGCGGCGCGTTGAGCTGCTTGAGCAGACCTATAATCGCCTGTGCCAGGAACGCTGTGATGTAACGAAGTTATTAGAGGGGCTGGACCATGATCGAACACAGCTCATTGCAGAACGGCGTCTAAGCGGTACGGCTGAAGAGCTGCGCAAAGCACTGCACAGCATGTTGTTTCAGAATACTGCACAAATCATCGCCACCAATGAACTCTATGATCTGGTAGACAGTGAGGCAACTGCGGCCTATCAAATTTACAGTGAGGCTGAAAGCAAACTACGTGCAAAGAAGAAAGCAGCCGGAAATGCCAACTGAGGAAGAACGAGAGGTACTGCAAGCACAAGAGTGCATCCAGCGTGATGAGTATGAAGACATTGCCAAGGCTGCACAGCGCGATTCGCAAGATGGGCAAATTCTGCTTGAAGCCCTGCAACAAAAACGTCGTGAGCTCTTGCTTAAAACATCCTTTACAGGCACCGCAGCCGAGCGTCTACTCAAACTGCATCTCACAGTGCGTGAAAGTGATGAGGATATTGCACAAACGCGACTGCTTATTCACAATGCAGAAAAAACAGTCGAAGAAATTCGTAAGAAACTTTATGGAGGATAATCTATGTGGACGATTTTAGGTCTTTTTATTGCAGTTGTTCTTACCATCCTTTTAGTCTTCTGGCTCTACATCTGGATATGGTACACCAGACGTGGTGGCGTTGAAGGGCCATCTGAAGCCATTTCTGAGTGGATCAATGTGTGGATCGAATCTCACTCCAATTAACACGCATTCCCCCGTTTCCTTTTTTGGAGCGGGGTTTTATTTTTCTGAAAATACAATGTAAAAACCCTTGACGGTAGTATCTTCTTACGGTATCATTCGTGTATAAGAAATAAACGAAAACGTTATTTGAAAACTATTCAAGGAGAAAAAGAAATGAAGCTTTCACTGAGCCGCAAACCTTCCAACAATCAGGTACTTGCTTCTGCTGTTGAGTATGCAAACGAGCTGTACGCACAAAATAAGGTGGTGGATAATGAAACCCTTACGACTGTTGTGGCTGGTCTTGCAACGTTGTACGCCTCAGAACATAAAGGAGTAAATCAAGAGCAGCTTAATTTGTTCATGAGTGCACTCATTCATACGTACCGCTCTCAGCAATAAAACCCCTTCACCCGCTTTTTTGAAGCGGGTTTTTCTTGTTCTGAAAATAGCCTAAAGATATTTAAGGAGAGAACTAATGCAAACTTCTTTCATCTATACACGAACCGAAAAGACTGGCAAGACGCGCAAGACCACGTATCCTGATTTTTTAGCAGCCTCTTCACAAGCGTTGCGCGACAGCAAAAACGGATGGGCAACAGGCGTCAGTATTGCACGCACTGATACTGGAAAGATCTGGAACGAGCTGGGAGAGATTGAAGCAACCACACGCATGATCCGCAAGGCCATCCTGCACGAACAGCTTGCGTTCACCAAATATGATTTCCAAACAGCGGTCATTCAAGGCAGGTTTGAAAAGCTGGAGAGCACACCATTGGTTGTGGCCTGGGCACAGCATCCCTGGTGCAAGGAAAGCTACACCCGTTGTTATAACATTTTACTGCTGGATCGTGAAGTCTTTTAAGGAGCAAAATAATGCAGAACAAAGACAACAACAAACAGGTTTCCCTCATTGGTTCAGCCTTACTCATCCTGGTGTGCAGCTTTCTTCTTATTCATCTCCTGGCCTGGGGTGCATCGCTCTTTGACATAGAACTTTCGCAGGGCATTGATTTCATCTTGATTTGTATCATGCTTGCCCTTTCTGGAGAGGTCAACGTCTGGTATACGCTCTAAGGTTAGAACGGTATTGCCGTTCTACCACTATACAGTTTTGGTGGTAGAACGGTATTTTTATTGCTTCACATCCATACGGCCACGCTTGTTTTAGGATACCAGTGGCATATTCCACCAGACCAGTTTTGTGCTCTTACTGCAACACCGCGTGTATCTACTGTGTCATATTCTGGAGTAAGAGGAATACCACGGAACCTTCCTGCCAGCCGCTCTGGCCCATAGGCACTTTTAAAGATACCGCTATCACGGGCTGGTAGCGTGCCATAAATTGCCACAAAGTATTTCTCCATGCTGTTATAGAGATCAACAATCATCTGGTTGGTGGTATCGGTCATTTTTGTTTCTCCTTGAGGTAATGCCGTGGTAGGACGCTCCATCCAGGGCGGAACAACAACGGTTGCGGAAACAAGTAAAAGGGCATGACTACTGTAGGTTCTGGGACCAGGGCGCAGGGAACCAGGATCAAAGAGATCAGTACAATTGGCACTATCGCGCACCAGATAGTTCCCGTTGCTTTCTCCTGAGAGCACAATAATGTGATTGCCGCTGGGAGTCCAGGGATATGGATTGTGCCCTAAGTCCTCATCGTAAACAGAGGCTTCTGCCACAGCGACCAGAACTGGATAGCCAACAGCAAGCCAGGAGAGGCAGGCAGCAGTGGTTGTTTCTGTTGCTTGGTAATGCAGCCCTACCTCTTTAAGCAAGGCGTATTCTTGCTCTAGGGTCATGCCAGCCGTATTGTCGCTGCTAGTCGAGCCATCATAGGTCTCATACGCTGTTTCAGCACGACTAATAACTTCTGCTGCGGAAAGTGTAGGCAAATGACCACAGGGGGCCATAGAGAGGCACATCATGACGGCAAAAAAGCCACACTCAAATTCTGATTTTGCAGGCTGAAATTGATCGGCCTGCATAAAGCTGGCAACTTCCATGTGAGTACTCCTTATGGTTTAAAAATGGCGACAAGAATAGAAGCACTGGCAATGATCACTAAGATGATGCTGATACCGATGGTGATCATTGCCCTGGCATCAGTGGTATTTTGTTGTGCGGTCGCAGTCCCTTCTTTTGTACCAAGCTTTGAGGCTTCGATAGCGACAATACGACTTTTTAAATCATCGATTTTATCGTCACTGGCGCGGGTTGAGGCCGAGAGCAAGGTTTCAACAGCTTTAATGCGTTCAATAGTAGCCGTCTCGGATTTCGTGATTGATTTCTCACTAGAAGCTGTTTGCGCGGCCACTGCCTCTTTTTGTGCTGCAAGGGCTGCGTTTAGAGCGTTTGTAGTATCTTGTTTTTGCTCAGCCGTTCTGGCATCAAGCATAGAGAATTGCGTCATAAAATGAGTAGCCGTGGCAGAAAGGCGTTCTCTAAAAAGTTCATCGATGTGTCTGGTTTCTGCTCGTATCAAATTCCTCAGCGTTGCTTCTAAACGATCAGAAGCAGCGGTGGTAAGCGTCGTAGGATCGGGAACAGGCCGTACATCGTTACGCGTTCCGTCTTTCGTTTCATCCATAGAGAGTTCCTTTATGTTGCAAAGTGGAAGATGATTGCAAAGATCACGCTTGCGGTGGCAACCAGAATGCCAGAGGCCGCAATGATGTAGCTCCAGAGTTGGGATGCCCCTAGACTTCTCCCAACGGCTGAACTGTGTGAAGCACGCAAGTCATTGACCTGTCGTTGGAGCTCTTCATGACGTGTTTCATAGGCAGAAAGAGAAAGCAATTGTGTCATAGCAAGGCGCAAATCAGCTTCAGCTTGACTGTGGGCATCCGAATTTTTCTCGATCAGTTTTCGTAAGGCTTCTATTTTTCCTTCAAGAGAGGTGGTAAGTGCTAATACTTCATTGCGTGGAATATAGGTCTTGGTTTGATCAGCCATTGCTGCGCGAAAACCATTCATGGCCTCAAAGCGCTTGTCGGTTGCGGTTTCCGCTTTTAAAATGGCCTTTTCAGAAGAGGTAAAAGCAATGATCATTGCTTCTTTTTGAGCTGTATGAGAAGCGTCCATTGCAGCCTGCAAAGCATGAAAACGCTCTTCATAGTTTTTCTGTCGCTCTTCAAGAATGCGTTCAAAGAACGTCTTGAGATCAATGTTCATCTTCACCAATCCTCAAAGATGCCACGCTCCATTGCGCCGCCATTTTGTTCAGTACTCTCGAAAGGTTTCTCAGGAAGTATCTCTTCTGTACTTTCTTCACCTAAAAGCCGCATATTCGGTTGATTAGGATTGAAAAGCACCTCGCAACCACGACTCACAGTGTCCACGACATCATCATGCGCCCCTTTGGGGAAGTTGAGCAGTTCTTTCTCCATAATCGTGAGGTATTCAGCAAACTGGAGATGATAGACTTGACCAGCTTCGTAAAAGACACTGGCAGAAATAGCACGTGACACTTTATCTTTGTGTGGTGTAAACGGACGTACTGGGATGCCCCAACGGACAATAAGCTCTTGAGTCATCGTGAGCTGAAAAGCGGTCGCCTCGATTTCCACAAAATTATGCCGATACCGCTGGTAGCAGAGGGCAATTGCTCGTTGTATCTCAGGGCCGGTCATATGATCACGTTGCTGCTCTACTAAGAGCAGTTCATTATCAGGGGTTGCAGCCCAGGTGGAGATCACGGTGTAGTCAGCCGTTGTCTTGAGACTCGCTGCAAGGTCAACGGTGGCAAAGAGCCAACACTTTGCACGTGCCACATTTTTGTCACCATAGCGGGTATGCAGGGTATAGTGATTTTCATGAATCGTGAAGTAGACAAAGTGCTCTTGTTTGAAAATATCGCCACCAAGAGGGGAAGGACTTTGCTGATACTGTGCTGCGTAGGCTGAAGAGCCCAAAGCAACTTTTAACTTCTCCAGCTCTCGGTGTCCAACTTGTGCAGGCCAGAGCAATTGTCCTTCTTCAGTGCGCGGGTCTTCCCAGCCAATTTCGGTGTAGCAGCGGCGAGACGGCTCATACTCGGCTGGTAAGCAGAGATGCGTATAGCCACCTTGTTCAAGCACATGACCTGAGAGATCACGCTCGTGGATGCGCTGCATGATAATGACTTTTGATCCCTTCTTCGGATCATTGAGACGCGAAGACATCGTCGTGTCCCACCATAACAGTGCTTCTTCGCGTTTTGTATCAGAATAGGCTTCAAGCACGTTATGCGGATCATCCACTAGTAGGGCGTCGCCACCTTCACCAGTTGCCGCTGAACCTACGGAAACTGCCATACGGTAGCCTCTGTGATTGTTCTCAAATCTTCCCTTGGCTTTTTGGTCTTTAGAGAGATAGAAGCAATTACCATAGCGTGCCTGAAACCAGTCTGATTCGATGAGGATCTTGCACTTGCGGTTGTCTCGAATAGCCAGCGACAGTGCGTAGGAGGAGCAGAGCCAGCGCTTAGCGGGGGTATCGATCCAACTCCACATCGGCCAAAAGACACTCACAATCAGGCTCTTCGCGTGTCGAGGAGGAATGTTGATCAGCAGGTTACGGATATCGCCTCTATTGACTGCCTCCAGGTGATCAATGAGTGCATCAATGTGCCAACCAGGAACATACGGTGTGGTTGGCTCAATGACGTGCCATGCCTGCTTTACAAATTCACGCAGGTCACGGCGTCCTTGTTCTGCTTTCACCCGTTCTAATAAAGAAAGTGGGGAATGTGGGAATGTGGGAATCGCCACCATAGAAAAAATCCTTCATTGTGCACACAAAATTTAAGAAAGGATTTGCATTTGTGTTTTTCAATGAAGGATTTAAAAGATGGTTCTTCTGCTTTAAATCTTGGGGGAACCAGTGTAGGGCTTAATGCTTGGATTGTTGCCAATATGCATCTTGCTCACTTCACTAAAGAAGTCTTGCACTGTTGTCGTCTTTGCGAGCCCTCGCTTTTTGAAGGTACTGACGCTGTTACTCAATTGATCAAAACGCTTTGAGATCGTGGCAAGGTCTTGCTTGGAGGTATAAGGCTCTGCTGCTTTGATTGCCTCTTTACTTTTCTCCACGATTTTTTTGATCGCATCAAGACCAGCATGTGTAATCGGCTCATCCTTTTTCTTCTTCAGGAGAAAGTTGTTGTCTGGCATCTTTGTGTCATCAATGGGATTTTTTGCATTGGGGCCATGATGAATATTCGTGTGTGAGACGGTGCCATCTTGTTCCACCCGAATATTATTGCCATCTTTGCGGTCGCCCAGGCCGGTGACGTATTGCACTGCAAGGTTGCGCAGAGCATCATCCCCACTCATTTTATCCACGCCTTTCACCCCTTCTTCTGACCCAGGCATGTGTGCACCAGTTGTATTGATGCCGTCTTCCACCAGATAGCTTGTTCCTTTGTCGTCTTTGGCAACAGCAGCAGGGTGGATAATATCAGAGGCTCCAATAGCTTTTGCCATAGAGCTTGCACGCATTGCATTATTCTCTACTTCTTGTGCGGTGTAATTCTCTGTCTTGGTGCGCAGCGGCTCAATTTGGGTTGCACGATACTTTGTGCCATTAGAAGCGGTCATTGCAAACTGATGTGGATTGGCACGTAACTCTACACCACCGCCAAAGGAGACGACATCTCCAGCGGAAGTTTTTAGTGGAGCAAAGGTTGCCCCTTTGCCAAAGCTTTCAGGGAGTTTGCCACCCGCACCCGTTGAGGTGCCAGAAATAAATTGCCCATTGGCCGTGGAGTGATTCGTATTTCCTTTATAGTCTAAGACGGTTTCACGTAACTGCTGCATTGCTGCAACAAATTGATACTCTTCCACTGGGACTCCTCGCGCAAAAAAATCCTTCAGTCGTTGTATTTTTGTTGACTGAAGGATTTGGGAGTGCGTCTCTATTCTACCCTATGTGGCGACTTTCGCGCAACCATTTTTCTAGTGCATTTTGATTGCCTTGATATGCTTTCCAGGCATCTCTGGCACACAGAGAAATTAAGGGCATTGCTGGATAGAGTGTTTTCGTCTGCCGATCAAGCACCCGACCGCACGGAAGGTTTTGCCAACGTGGATGATTCTTCTCTTCATCATCCACCAGATACACATTTTCGTTTCTGAGATATCCTATAATTTTCATATTTCTTTCTTCTTTCTTTTTTAACAATTGTGGAAGCGATACGGGATCGAAGCCGCATCTAGCTTATCAGTGATTGCTTTGGTTGCATACTTACGCTCCATGAAGACCACTTCTTCAATGTGCTTCACGCGTAACCCCTTGTGATACTGCACCTCTGGATAGGAACGCACCTGCTGCACACTGGTATAGGAGAGGACGGTGTTAAGATAACTTGCTTCCACAGCTCGGTGATCAGGCGCGGCTACTGGCATTGCCACCAGTTCCATATAGCCACCAAGAGATGCCTTTCCCAGGCTGTCATCAAACGTAAAGGTCGCTTTACGAGCCACTACATCACGCTTGAACTTTACGGCGATTTGGCCGTACATGCCAACGCTATCACGGCTTCCTCCCAGCTCACCGTCTGGACTATTGGTCATATATCCGTAGACCGGACGTTTGGTTGGCTCCATATCTTCTGGATAGGAGAACATTGCCAGCTCAAACCTTGCGCGTCCGTCAGGATGATACGAGCCACAAGAGTTCCCTGTTTCAAACTGTGATTTGAAGCGTCCTTCCTCAAGAATCTTTTCGAAGGCCGTAGAACGAACACGCATCCAAAGACCACTTTCGTCTACCAGCTTTTTGACGTGGGCGTCTACCAGCTTTAAAAAAGCTTCAGCCGTGATGCCACGATAATTTGCATGATATTTGACGGTATTCTCAGCATCCTTGTCATAGACGGCCAACATCTTGTCAGAAGGGCGAACATCTTTCAGACGATTGGATGCACCAGGAAAGCGTTTTGTCGTTGCAACAGCGGTAACCATAATAATCTCCTTGAATTAATTATTTTTTTATTTTCCCGCGTAAATCTCTTTACAAAATTAATTATATGCCACTAGTATGTAAAAGACAAGCTTTTCTTCTATGAATATTCAGAAATACAGAAAAGTGGTACTTTACGCATGTGGGTTTTTTGCACGATAGGGAATGCCCAATGCTTTCAGCTTTTTTACGACTGCGGGTTTGATGTCAGAGCCGTTCTCAAAGACGACTTCAGCAATGTGAGACGTGTTGACGCCACCATGATATTGTGCTTCAGGGTACGTAGGAACTTCAGCAAGACTGGCATACTTGAGAGGGCTGTCATATTTGAGTGCTGCGAAGCCTGTATGATCTGGCTTTGAGAGTGCAGAAGGCAGCAAATAGCCAGCAGAAGAGAGTGAATCGTTGCCTGTCCAGGTTGTGTTGTCTTTTATACTCTCTTTTAAGCGTACGGAGACAGAGCCGTACATATCAACGGTGTCACCCCAACCGGCCTTTGTGGGATCAGCACTTTTGAGGCGTCCATCGCCGTCAGCCGAGAGATAGCCGTATATCGGACGATCTTCATCTTCAGTTTTCATTTGGTCGTAGCCAAAAAGGTCTTCTTCCACACTAGCGCGATGCCAAACATCCAATAATCCGCCAGATTTACCGGTTTCATGTTGTGATTTGAAGCGACCATCTGTCAACACCTTGCCGAGTATTTGTGGACGCACTCGTATCCAGGGCTGTGCATCCTTAAAGAGATCAACTGCTTTTTGATCAAGCGCTTTGGTGTAGTCTTCAACGCTCATGCCAGCTTTGGCCGCTTTAAATGCAAAGACCGTGGCCTTATTGTTGTTATACTTATCAATGATTGCTTGTGGTGGTTTGAGCTTTTGTAAAATCTTAGGCACAAGGTTATTGGGATGCAGTGGATTCTTCGGTCCTGGCGTTCTGGTGCCATCGCGTGCCACAATCAGGTGCGCTTCTCCTGCGGTAGAAAAGCGTCCAAGATGATCATGATGTGGGTTGTACTTCTCTTGAAGTTGCAGCACAAGACGTTTAATCAGCCGAATGTCTTTTTGAAAATACATACAAATCTCCAGGCAGAAAAAAGTGTGGTTGCTTTTTATTTTGTGTGAAGATTTGTATGAACGAAGTTTTACGAAGCAGGAATGATTTTGACACCTTTGAGCAATTCTTCTAGCTTGTTTTGGTCACCATCATACTTTTGCCAGGGATCACGTGCTCCCAGCGATACTAAGGGAAGGGGTGGATACAGTGTTTTACTATTGAGATCTAACACACACCCATATTTCAGGTCTTTGTTTCCGTGTTCTGGCACGTCGGCTGAGAGGACATAAAGATTGGGATCGTCAGGATGCGATGCAATGATTGTTTGTTTTCCCATTGGGGGTTTCTCCTTACTATGCAACTTTCTTTACTACTACTAATAACAAATTTTTGAGTGCCAAAATTTCTGCATCCTGTGCTTCAAGATGCTTTTTTAGCTCTTCATTTTCATGAAAGATCTTGAGCGTGGTTTGATACGTTTCTTCCGCTTGCAATTGCTGATGTCTTCCTAACACGTCTTGCCCGACCGATAAAATTGATAAGGCAACTAATTGGATGAATGTCTGGCTTGTCCACTGCACATACTGATTGGCGGTTGCATGAAAACCAGGAAAGCCAAGGATGGCAAGAAATACAAAGAAGTAAGCACACCACATGTTGCTGAGCACATTGGTTACAAAAACCGCCACACGTTGATTGAAGCCACCTGCTTTGCGTTCTAATGCTTGCAACACATTGACGTTACGCACTTTGTGTGGGTGTTCTTTGTGTTCATATAAAGTTACTTTGTGATCACTCATCGCTTCCTACTTCTTACGAATAATAAAAGGTCACACCAGGGCAGTTGGCTACCCCATTGGAAACAATGCCTACGGAAGCACGACCACCTCCACCAATGCTATAAATGCTGCCAACTGTAGCATTGGCTGGAATAGAAAGCAGCTTTGTTCCACTATTGGTGGTGGCATTGTCATAGATATCAAGCTGCGCGGTTCCGGTCGTTGTCACTACTGCACTCCAAAGATAGCCAGGAGTGCCTTTGACCACCACATTACCTGCGGTATTGGCAGCTTGCGCAGCGTTCGCCGTCGCTCCAGCCGTGAGCCATGGATTCGTATTTTGTGTATTTCCAGGCTGCACTGTCCAGGTTCCTGCTTGCGCACTTTGCATCCCACCAGGAGCAGAACTACTGGTGTAGAGCTCTAGTGTCGCGTTTGCGGTGCCGCTGGTATACGCCGTCATGCGCACACGAAAGTAGCGAAACGTCACCGCTCGTTCATAGATGACACTCACTGTATTGGTAGTAGTTGAGAGTAGTGAGCCACTGGTAACATTGGTCATGAGCACATTGACAAAAGCAGCGCCATCATTAGAACCTTGAAATGTGAGTGTTCCTGAATAGGCACTAGAACTAATATGAATACTCAGCCATTTATACGCACTGACATCTGTAGAGGGAACCAGATCAGCATTGAGTGATGCGGCGCTCAGCCCTGTTTGTTCAGTAAAGTTTCCTCGTACTGCCTGTGAACCAGCGGCGTCTATCATTGCTTTATTTGTGCCAGCGCTATCAACCACAGTGACTCCACCGACAAGATTGCTTCCAGCAGGAAGGCTAGAGAGCAAACTAATATCACCGGTTGCAGCGCTTGCATTTAAGGTTACCGTGAGTGTTTCTGTACTTCCAAGCACACTTGCACGCACACGTATCTTTGTCAGCCCTGCACAATTTCCTCCTAGCTCCAACGGGCCAGGGCCAACAATGCTTTGCACTGATGTGCTGGTCAAAGAGCCGCCCACTTTTATCCCTTTGGCGATCCAGTTTGTGCCATCGACACTGCCATCGACCACGATTGTTGTTGCAGAAGTAAAAGTGCTCAGTGCCACAATTTCTGCTTTCCAGCTTCCTTGACCAGCACCAAGAGAAAGGACAACGGTGCCACCAGCAATCGGTGTTTGCTGCGTGCTTTGTGCAGCAGTAATCGTACCGCTTACACTGAGATCGCTCGTGCTACTGTAAAGTGGGTTGACAGCAACTCCCAACGCATTATCAGACGTATCCACAAGCACTGTTGGGTGCACAATCATTACCGTACTGTTCGGGCCGGTGTCCACGCCTGGGACGGTTGGCTCTGTTTGATTAATAGGCATCTATTGTATCCTTCCACTGGTGTGCCGCATTTCCCTGATATAAGGAGAGCCCACCACTGCTTTATAGAGTGAGTTGAGAAAGAAGTTCAGCCAGAGATTTTGATAGGCTACGTAGCCTGCGGGAAGTGTGGGATGAATATTGTCCACATCAATTAAGCTTTGATGCGTAGAAAAATACGCATAGAGATCAGGGCCAAGAATGATGGACGGAAAACTGGCTTTGAGTGTCAAGATCTTGGTATTAATTGTGGGCGCATTCGCCAGTAAATTCGTCGTATTGCCCCAACAAATTGTCTTTGGTAATACCACCGTTTTCCCAGCACCAATCACGGCATTGATCATGGTGGTCATGTTACTGATAAAATTCGTGACGTACGTTCCGCCCTGGTTTGCATCATTGGTACCGTAGAGGAGTCCCACATATTTACCAGGAAAGAGTGCAAGCCACGTCGCAATATTGGCCGCGCCTTCGACTGCCGTAAACCCACCAATGCCGCCATCCTCCATCAAAGGAAAATTGCTGACCTGGGCATTGATTTGTGCAGGGAGTGTGGTATCGGTGTGCAAAAAACCTTGTTGCGCAATAGAGTCGCCATAAAAGATCCAATCATCAGCCAGCCCATTTGCTTTATGCACATCCATATTGATCTGCACATTATTGTTAGAAACCGATCCATTGATTGCAGTGATGCGAATGCGCACCCATTTGTACCCAGTGAGATTCACACTATGCTGACGGCTGTGATAGACGTTTCCGGTTACCGTCGCAAGCGTTATCCATCCACTTGAGGGTAAACTTCCACCGGCTGCACTATTGGCATCAATCGTGTAAGCAGCAGGAACGTTATAGGAATTATTGCTAATCAAGGTCGGATCATAGGCACCCGTTGAGGGATCGTTATACCAGACCACAACAGCCGTCGTGAGACTACTCACACCAGAAAGATCATAGGCCAGATACACGGCTTGCGTCAGCGTGCCACTGTCTGTATTTCCTGTGGGTGCTGTGAGGCAACGCCAATAATTGCCATACGTGCTGTCGTTGGCTTGCGAGGCTGGAAACGCACCTGAAAAGTCATCATTGGTATAGGCAGGCACACCACGTGAGATCAGGGGCATTGGAGCTATCGTCATATTAATTCCAAGCCCTGACTACAATATTGCTCGCGCTTGTTCCATTGACGTTGCTAATGCCTGGAGTATAGAGATGCAGCGCTGTTACCTGCACATCCAAAAATAGCGTTTGTCCAGCAGCGAGTACTGGGCTTCCTGCGGTAGCTGCAACATCTAAGTCCCATTGGATACTGCTAGCCGTGTTATTTTGCACCATCAAATGTGAGATAACGGTGGTGCCAGCGGCTCCCCATTTAAAACTATAATCAGTGGTAGCCGCCGTTGCCGCGCCATTGGAGGCGTAGGCTGCAAC